CTGGCTCGCCTGCGCAACAGCCTGTCGGGTGTGTACACGGTGATCCAGCAGCAGTTTTCAACCATCATCGGTGCCTTCACCAATTTGACCGAGTTCGCCCGGTCCATCATGAATGCGCCGGACTCGCTGTCTTCGCTGTTCTCCAGCTACTTCAGTGAGTTTTCGGTGGATGATTACCTTGGCGATGACTCGGGTTCAAGCTACCGCAACACGGTGGCCGCCGCGACACAACAAACCGAAGCGGTGGCCAGCATCAACACCGTCAGCCAGGCGGGTGGCGTGGACGCCGCAGCAGCCTCTCAGGCCACCGCCGATCTTGTGCAGGACGCTCTGTTGGTGCAGGTGGCCATGATCATCAGTGAAATGCCCGTCGCATCGCAGCCGGTATCCACTGCGGTTGCTCCGTCGGTAGACCAACAGGCCGTGCAGCCAATCGTGCGTCCGGAGGTTCCCGTAGCTGACGATGTGATCGAGCTTCGCGACAACCTCAATGAGGCGATATTTCAGGCTTCACTGAAGGCAGATCCCGAGCACTACATGGTGCTCAACACTCTCCGACAGACCATCGTCAAGCACCTGACCGCCGTCGCGGAGTCTGGCGTGCGCTTGGTGGAAATCACTCCACCCGAAACCCTGTCGGCATTGGTGCTTGCCTACCGCCGTTTCGGTGACGCCACCCGTGCAAACGAAGTAGTCCAGCGCAACCGCTTGCGGCATCCGGGGTTCGTGCCTGCGCGTCCGATCAAAATCGCCCAGAGGTAACCGATGGAAGACTTGAATGCTGTCAGCCTTACGGTTGACGGTCTGGATTACTCCGGCTGGAAATCCGTAGAAATCACCGCCGGCCTAGAAGATCAGGCGCGCTCGTTCAATCTCAGCATCACTTGGAAGTGGCCCGGCCAGGTCGAGCCGTTGCCTCTGAAGCAGGGCGCGAAGTGTCAGGTACGCATTGGCGATGACCTTGTGCTGACTGGCTGGGTGTTCGCCACGCCGATCAGCTATGACCACCAGCAAATAACCACCAGCATCAGTGGGCGCTCGCTCACTGCTGATCTGGTGGATTGCGCGGCGATCAACAAGCCGGGGCAGTGGAACAACCAGAGCGTGCTGGCGATCGTCAAGGCGCTGGCTTCGCCCTATGGCATCAGAGTGCGTAGTGAGATTCCCGAAGGCGCCAAGCTGTCGGACCACACGATAGAGCCTGGTGAAACGGCGTTCGAATCCATTGACCGACTGCTGACGCTCTTCCGCGTGTTCTCTACGGACGATGCCAAGGGCATGGCTGTGCTGGCCAAACCCGGTAGCGAACTTCGCGCTTTCGACGCGTTGGAAGTCGGGAAGAATATTTTGGCCGGTGACGCATCGTTGGACTTCTCGGCCGTGTTTTCCGAATACCGGGTGCTCGGGCAGAAGAGCGGTACCGACGAAGAGTTCGGCGAACAGGCGGCTGAGATCTCCGCCGTGGTCACCGATCCGCGCATGACGCGTAAGCGCGTGATGATCATCCAAGAGTCCGGCCAGATGACCAACGAACTGGCGCAGGCGCGGGCGAACTGGGAGCGCGGCAGTCGAATGGGTAAGGCGCTCACCACGACCTACACCGTGCAGGGCTGGCGGCAATCCAATGGTGCGCTGTGGAAGCACAACGCACTGGTGCGCGTGATCGATCCGATCATTGGCTTCGACCGAATCATGCTCATCGCCCGTGTGACGTACTCCCTCACTGACAGCGGGATGCTCACGAAAATGGAAGTCGGCCCGCCGGACGGCTTCGAGCCTGAGCCACACGATCCGCACAAGAATCGCAAGCTGAAGAAAGGCGGCAAGGGCGACAACTTCGAATACCTCATCCCTGCGGACTACGAGCCAAAAAAATGAGCCTGAAAAGCATGATGGCGCGCGGCACCGTGTTGCTGGCGGCTGCCGGGAAAAAGATGCAGACGCTGCAGGTCAGATTGACCGCCGGCGAAGTGAAAGACGCGGTCGAGCATTTCGAACCCTATGGGTTCACCAGCAACCCGTTGTCCGGCGCCGAGGTGCTGACCATGTTTCTCAATGGTGACCGCTCCCACGCTGTGGTGGTGGTCGCCGCTGAACGCCGGTACCGGATCAAGGAACTCAAGCCCGGTGAGGTGGCTATCTACACCGATGAAGGTGACAAGGTGCATTTCAAGCGCGGTCGGATCATCGACATCGAAACCAATACGCTGAACATCAAAGCCACGACGGCGGTGAACTTCGACACGCCGGTGATCAATCAGACCGGCAAGATCGTTTCTACGGGTGACCAGATCGCAGGCGGTGTCAGCCAGATCGAACACGTCCATACCCACGTTCAGGCCGGCAGCGGCAACAGCGGCCCGCCCGCGGTGGGGGCTTGATGATTATTTCTGACAACCGCGAAGACATGCTGACTCGCGCCGTGCTGATCAGCCTGTTTACCTGGCGCCGCGCGATGACCGATGCCCCGGTAGACGACGAAGAGCTGTTCGGCTGGTGGGGAGACAGTTACCCAACCATCGCCGATGACCGCATTGGCTCGCGCTTGTGGCTACTGCGCCGGGTAAAACTCACCGATGCCACCCAGCGTGACGCTGAGTTCTACGCCAATGAGGCGCTTCAGTGGCTGCTCGATGATGGTCACGTCATTGCGATCGAGATCGCCAGCGAGAAGCACGATATCAGCCGGCTGAACCTGATCGTCATCCTGACCATCCCCGGTGGCGAACGCATTGAAATCAAACCCAACTCTTCCTGGCAGGTGATCTATGCCGTTTGAAACACCTTCGCTGCCGGTGCTCATCAGTCGCACCCAGAGTGACCTGGCGAGCGACGCGCTCCGTCGCTCCGATGCTCAGGTGCTGGCAAGAACAATGGGCGGCACTGCCTACGGCCTATATGGATATCTGAATTGGATTGTCGAGCAGATCCTGCCGGACAAGGCCGACGAAGAAACCCTCGAACGAATTGCCGCGCTGCGTCTGAATCAGCCGCGAAACGCAGCCCAACCGGCCGAGGGCAGTGTGACCTTCACTGCTGCCGCCGGCGCAGTATTGGATGTTGACGTGGTGCTACAGGCCAGTGACGGGCGTATGTACGCAGTCACCGCGGGTGTTAGCACGTCGGCTGGGACCAACACCACTACGATTAAGGCCGTCGATGCTGGCGCGCTGGGCAACGCTGACGCGGGCTTGGCTCTCACACTGGTACAGCCGGTGCCTGGCGTAACCAATGGCTTCACCGTCATTGCGCCAGGATTGAGCGGCGGCGTAGAAAGGGAAAGTATCGAATCCCTCCGCGCGCGGGTGATCCGTTCATACCGTGTCATTCCTCACGGTGGATCCGTGGACGATTACGAGACCTGGGCCTTGGAGTTTCCCGGCGCCACGCGGGCATGGTGCCGAGGGAATTACTTGGGGCCAGGCACGGTCGGGCTCTTTGTGATGCGTGACAACGACCCAGTGTCGGTGCCAAACCCGGCGCAATTGCAGGAGATCAAGGATTACATCGAGCCTCTGCGGCCTGTGACGGCTGAGCTTTACGTTCTGGCCCCAACGCTGAAGCCCGTGCTTTACAGCATCCACCCCGTACCCGACACAACTGCGGTGCGCGCTGCTATCACCGCCAGCCTGAAAGACTTGCATGAACGCGAGGCTGGGCTGGGTGACAAGCTGTTGATAAGCCACATTCGTGAGGTCATCAGCGGCGCAGCTGGGGAAACCGACCACTCGTTGACTGTCCCGTCCGCCGACGTGACCGCTGCTGCCAATGAGCTGCTGACCTTTGGAGGCATCACATGGCTGTAGCGATAACTGCCGATCAGTACCGGCGCCAACTGCGCGGCCTCTTGCCTGCTGGTCCAGCCTGGGATCCCGAACTGGTACCAGAAATTGACCTGGTGCTGAAGGGAGTGTCTGTTGAATTTTCGCGCCTCGATGCACGCGCGGTGGACCTGTTGAATGAAATGGATCCTTCGGGCGTCAGCGAGCTGGTGCCGGATTGGGAAGCGGTAATGAACCTCCCAGATCCATGCCTCGGGCCAAACCCTGCGTTCGAGGATCGCCGCTTGGCCGTTCGCCGTCGGCTCGTTGAGGTGGGCGGGCAGAGCAGGGCGTATTTCATTGAAATTGCTGTGAGCCAAGGCTACCCGGACGCGTCAATCACCGAGCACCGAGCGCCCCGTATGGGGCGTTCTCGTTTTGGCTCTGCGCGTTTCGGGACGTGGCACGCGCAGTTCATGTGGACGCTGAATACCGGAGGTCGGCAGCGACAAGGACGGCGCTTCGGCGCCAGCTACTGGGGCGAGCGCTTCGGCACCAACCCGGGGGATCCGCTTGAATGCTCGATTCGCCGGCCGGCACCGGCGCACACCGTCGTACACATCAATTATGACTGAGAGGTAAAACTGTGGATTATCCGATTAGCGTGCCCAGCATTGGATTGGTGGGTGGCAAGTTTGCAGATGAGGATCCGCTGGCCGGCACACCCGGTTCGTTGATTCCTGCCCAGTGGGGCAATGCGGTCACTGACGAAATTCTTCACGTCATCATCGGTGCTGGCATCACACCTGATGAGCTGAATAACACGCAATTGTTAGCTGCTATCAAGGCGGTTATTTTGCAGCCGGGTGTAACGCCGGGTCGTTTAATTGGGTTTCGCTTATATGACACGGCCGGTACTTTCACTTACGTTCCAACGCCAGGTATGGGTTTTGTCGAAGCAGAAGGTATAGGCGCTGGAGGGGCGGGCGGTGGCGCCCCGATTACAGCGGCAGGTAACGTAGGGTTTGGCTGCGGCGGTAACTCCGGCGCTTACGGGAAAGGAAGGTTTACCGCCGCTCAAGTCGGGGCGTCTATAACCGTAACCGTAGGTGCCGGTGGTGTAGGGGTTGGTGGTGGAGGTGGCAATGGTGGCTCGACGAGCTTTGGTTCGTTGATGACTTTAGGTGGTGGGGCAGGCGGGCCGTCGGTCGGCAATAGTGCACCGCCGCTAAACGCCGGGAATGGTGGTGCTTTGGCACAAACAAGTGGCGCAAATCTAACGGCAGGCGTGGGTTGCATCTCGACGGCTGGCACAGTCGTATCTACAGCGATTGGACTTAGTGGTCAGGGGGCGAGCACATTATTCGGCTCGGGGGGGGGGGGCGAATAACAATACCGGTGGAGGAGTGCCCGCAACAGGATTCGGTGGTGGCGGGGGTGGGGCGATGGCTTTTTCTGCCAACGCTACCACTCGAATTGGTGGTAATGGCGGCCGGGGCTTTCTACTGGTCAAGGAGTATGAGTAATGCAGACGTTTGCACGAGTTATTGACAGCACGGTTTGGGAACTCGTTCGGCCACCGGAGGGTGTGTCCATTGAAGAAATGTACACTCCGGAT